AGGGATAGTGCTTTGGTAGAAGTCGTAGGCGCTCATTGTGAGATATTCGTAGACGACAACGACGAGCCTATCACCTACGAGCACGGCCGAGATAAAGACGGGCAACCGCTTGTATGGGTGGCAGAGCAGGTCGTTTATGATTTAGGTAAGATACTTTTACACAATATCAGAGAAAAGTCGAAAACAGTGTAGTAATCTAAAATTAAGAGATTATGGCAAGACGAGTAGCAAGGGACAGGGTCGGCATCAACAGAGACGTTAGAACCCGTTCGGTAAGAGGTCTTCGCGGTCAGTTCACAAGAGCTTATCGCGGCAATTACAAAAACTCTTCTGAAATGCGTGCTGCGAAAAAAACCGCAAGCCGTTTCGGTACGAGAAATCAACGTTACAGAGACATACGAGCCGCATTCGGAATGAGCAATGGATAACCACCAATGAACAAGTTACAAGAAACAAAAAATGTTATATGCAGGGTGGCTGAAAAACAGTCATCTTGCATCGTCTTTTGTTCTCTCGGTAAGGATAGTATCGTTACTTTGGATTTAGTCTATCCTCACTTTGATAAGATTGTATGTGTGTTTATGTACTTTGTTAAAGGGTTATCACACATTGATAATTGGATAAGGTGGGTAAAGAAAAAATACCCAAAGGTCGAATTTATAGAAGTTCCCCATTGGAATTTAACATATATACTTCGTGGCGGTCTGTATTGTGTACCTAATCCGAAAGTTAAGCTATTGAAACTCGCTGATGTAATTAAGGCGGTCAGAATGAAGACTGGCATCTATTACACGTTCTTAGGTATGAAGAAAGCGGATGGGATGAACCGAAACCTCATGCTCAAAGGCTATGAAGCTAACGGGTATGAGAACAACGGACTGGTATATCCGCTCGCATCGTGGACGCAGAAAGATGTAAAAGCCTATATGCGTATGAAACGTTTACCCCAACCTGTGTTATATGGCAATAAGGCCAGCAACGGCATCGGGTTTAACGTTGATTGCTTTAAGTGGATGCAGGAACACTACCCATGTGACTTACAGAAGATATACAAAGTGTTTCCAATGAGTTTTAGAATTTTAGAAGAAGAAAATTATAAACAGGATAACAAGTAAGAATTATGGCAAGAAAAACTCTTAGGCAGATTTACTCACAAGCAGAAAGATTGAGTGAAGCTAATTGGCGAAGAAAGAACACTTGGGAGACAAGTGCTTTGAGCCGTAGAGCCAAGCAGTCAAGAGACAGGCTTATTGCAAGGGCGGAAAGTCGTGCAGTTCAGCAGCACGGATATGGTGCAGTAGCAGGATAACAACAAACAGAGACA